CCACATCATACTTGCCTTGCGTTAGGTCGTTTAATGTTACGTCTTGGCCGCTTTGCTCGTCCGTGACTACATTGTTCATCATAATCATTTCGATAGTGCCATCTTCTTTTAAAAGTCGCACTTGTCTGGTAGCGTCATAAACATAAGGGATTGCTTTGTTTAATACTATGCCTGTTCTGCGTATCGCAGTCTCCATAGCCTCGAAGTATACGCTCGTACCGTTATTTCCGCGGTCAATCTGCTTCTCTATCGCTACGCCGCTCTGTAAATTAGTATTAGCGCCCATGTTAGCTGCAAACATGCCAGCGCTTCGGCTAATGGATTCATCTGAGCTTTGAATTAGTAATTGAACAGCGGCATTTGGGCTGCTTGCTCCACCTTCATAAGGCGGCGGCACTGCTCCTTGCGCGTTATAGAACTGCACTGGTTCCATGTTGGTGTTCATGGTTCTGATAGATTCTTCGTGCCCACGAGCTTGTCCCTTGGTCATGAATATTTTCTTACGTGGCGCCAATGCGACTTCTTCTACATTACGACTGACCGCGTAGTTGTGAACGCGCTGCATGTCCATTAACTTTTCGACCGCGCCGCGATATATAATTTTGCCTTCCGCTACTTCGAAATTACCATAACAGGGAATTATTGGAATGCTATCGAAAACCGTTTTTTGTTCTTCGCTTATCCAGCCGTTAGCATCTAACATTCTAAAGCAGCAAACATCGCGTGTCACTTCTCTGGAATCCTCGACTGTTATTCCCGCTGCAGCCAGCTCGTCTAATACGCTTTCTGTACCTTGGTCTGCGCGCAGCACTTTCCCGTCAGACATCAGTAAGACGGTAGACTTTTCTTTCTTTAGCCAGTAGTAATGGCCGATAGTAACCGCGTCAGGCTTGTAGTAATATGCATTGTTCCACGAGTCGTTGCCTATGCTGACCAGAGACTTGCCTGGAAAATCTTCTGCAGCGTGGTCTTTGGAAATGTAATGCAAAACGACACCCCATCGCGCTTCAGAGCCGTCATTAGACAAATCGCCTGGGTCTAGCCACACTCTAGCGTGAGCATCGTGAATTGACTCCACCATTAAATCTTGATCAAAGCTTTCTGAGTCATAATAGTCGTTAGTAACTAACCAAGCGCTAAATCCGCCTTTTATCATCTTACGCCCCGCCTGAGCGAAAATAGAATCAGCGTCACTTAGGTTGCGTATATTTCTTATAAGCCCGTCGCGCATGTTAGCGAGAGCGAGAGTGGCATCCCCGCCCGCGGGTCTAACTTTTATACTAAATTCGGCATTTTCCATCTCACCAGCTATCTGGTTAATGATGGGATTGGTGCGGTCATCGGTGTAACGAGGCTTGCCGCGCATTTTCGTTATAATGTCTGGTTCCCACTGCCCGTCTTTTTTATCTACAAAGTTATGGGCTTCACGCACGTTAGAACGCATATCGCGCTGAGTGCCTTGCGCTTCTCTTATCTTTATTACAATGTCGCTTGCTTTCATTATTCCCACCAAGAGTCGAAGTTAATTATCGTTTCAGAAGTTCCATAGCTGATTTCAGGAATTTCCATGGCCATCGCAAAACAATCGGCGATATTCGGGCTAACGATTTTATGTTTACGCCACATTTCGTCCTTGCTCATCAACTGAATCTTACCTGCATTGTTATGCTTCTTAGGTATTCTACAAACCTCAGAGCGTAATTTATTTAACAGCGGCATATCGCCAGCTATAGAAATTATCTCATCAGGGTCGATGTAAGCCTTCATTTTGACAGCTTTAAAGGTCAACCACATGCGTTCGGCTAACTTAGTATAATACTGTGCCCGCTTATTAGCAAACATTTGTTTATTTGTTTTATCCCCTTCCGCCCACTTTCCTTCATAGGGCATATCTGGGTCATCAGGACTCTCAGAGCCGCGGTACATTCTAGCTTCGCACTTAATGCCGTTCAGCCCACGATCAACATCATCCCTTATTAGCGCTCCAAGACCATCGCCATCCCACACAAACAAATCGACCCGCTCCTGTCGTGCTTTGCGCAAGGCATCCTGCAAGTCGATGTTTCCGTTCTCACCAACAAACTCGCCGAAGTCATAGAAGTGTATGCCCTCGCGTATAGAATAACCCGTATTGTCTCGCCCAGTGTCCGAAGGGTCGAGCGCCATTATCTTAGCGCCAGTCGGTACAATGCCCAGAACCTGCGCGGCATCAATGCACGCATCGAACCATTCAGGCGGTATTAAACTATTCTCGACTTCTTCCAAGTAATGCCCCAACCATTTGTGATTATACTCCGCACGAGAAAGATTCTCATAGTCATCCGCTCTCTCTTGCTCCAACCCTGATCCAAGCCACCACGTTTCAGGCAAGTCGTTATAGTTCGCCTGCATAACCATTATGGTGTCGTCTTCATAGAAGCCGCACCTTTCCAGCGTGGGTTCTGCTCTTTCTAAATATTTCTTCGCCACTGCATTTTCGCGTGACTTCCTGTTCATGCTTATCCAGATTTCAGGAATCGCTAATTCCTCCAGCGTTATCTCGCCTTTCAAGTAAGACGTGGCCTGCAACGCGGTAAGACGAAGCGAGGCCGTTAACACACGCAATGTTTCTTCTGTCAGCGACTCACCTTCCTCAATCCATATACCGTCCAGCCCCTGCAAGATGCCTTTTAACGAGGTCACGTTGCGCTCCAATCCTTTATAGAATGTGTAGCCGCCTGAATCGTGAATATAGGTTCTGTTTTTTTCGATAAACTCCGCGTCCCAGCCGCACCGCTCTGATTCGTCTTTCAATGTACGGTGAACTGATTCGTCAATCGAGTTTTGGAATTCACGAGCGCAGCACCACTTTTTACCCATGCGCACTCTGGAGAGAACATAGTCAGCAACGAATGTCGTTTTTGTAGAAGCTCTGCCGCCGACAAATATCTTTACACGCTTAGGCCGCGTAATGGCTGGGCCGAACTGCTGTAGGCATTCGATGTCTATGGAAATCTCCTTGATAGAATCTAATTGTGGCCCAATTATACCTTAAAAAATTATTTTCAGCAAATGATATTTTAATCTGTCCTATTTATACGGGGAAAAATAAATCTGGCTCGTGAATAGATGGAAAAATTTCGTGGAGGGGCGTACTAGATATAAATATAATTCAAGTAACTTTAAACAGGAGTATACTACCCCCTTCGCGGATCAGCGCGAGAAAGGGCGGGAGTCCCTGCGCCTTCAGCCTATGGCACGTTGCTCCACGTCATGTTACTGCATAGCATAGCAGGTTGCTCCACGTATGCTGCCATACAGTGAGTCTATCTGCTATATGCGAGCATAGCATAGCAGCACAAGGCATAAGGAGTTGAGTGCATAAATAAATATCCATTTAATTTAATTACATATTATATATAGATGCTACTATAAGCCAACGTATGGCATGAGGTTGGACTATCGTAGCCAAGCCAACCAAGTGGGTAGCCTCTCAGTGATCGTGGAATGCCTTATAAATCAATGGCTTACGTGCAGTAAATTTATTTAACAATTTAATTACGAAAGTTGTAGACTTAATGATTTAATACGGTATAATGATTGCAGGTCGAGAAGACGCGGCCTAGTTCTTTAACAATTTGAAACTAAAATCAACTAAACTATTAGGAATATAATCATGCCTGCAATAAGAATTGAAGATAAAGTAAAGACAGAAAAGTATATGGATATTAATACGGTTGCCGCTCAGTTCAGCGAAGTAGTTAATGACACAGGTTATTGCGCAGTTGTCGCGTTGGCCGTTGTCGCTGAGATAGAATATGAAGCGGCATATGAGTTATTAAAGACCCATGGACGTGAAGACCGTGAAGGCACTAATAAAGCTACGTTGGATGCCGCTTTAAAGGCATTGGGACTTAAGCAGGTGTTTGTTGAGCCGCGTGAATTCATTAAAGATTATCGCGGCATTCATTCTGAAGTACTTAAGAATGTTACAACGCACCACCCCAAGCGCTTTAATGAAGTATTTACAGACGGCTACAAGTATTTGTTTTATTCTAACAGCCATGTCTCAGCTATCGTTGACGGTGTAAACCACGACTATACGAAAGGGACTGCTAAACGAGTAAAGACTATTGCCGCGATAATACCGCTGACCAGTAAGATTAGCGAGTATTTAAAAGGCCGCGGCTTTATGAAGTAAGGAACTGGGACGCTGAAAAGCGTCCTTTTTTTTGCTTTAAATTTTATCAGCTCATTATGACGTGGTTTGGCGTGGAACAAACAATCAACTCAGAACAACTCCCATCAAGTCAGGACACACGAACACGAACACGAACACGAATTTTTATGCGCGAACGCCGCCACACGAACGCTCATCCCAAATCAACTCTCGTCAGACTTCGACACGCCCTTAAAAGTCGCTGGTGCAAGGCTGCCGTCCGATGAACTATGATCAATTTCTGACCGCTCATTCTTGCCATGGTTCGCCGACAAAAGGAACTTTGTCATTCCAGAGTTGAACTCGCCTGATATGCCTTTATTCTGTAAAATACGCGACTGTTTCGCTAAGGCGACACTAACTGCTGCTTTGAACATTGGGTACTTTTTTCTGTATTGAACGATAGTTGTGTCATCTATTCCTAGCCATTCCTGTAACCCTTCTTGAGTTGGAATAACATCACCCATAAGCAAAAATCCGTCGTTTCCATACTCTAAAACAGACTCAGGCATATCTTCTTCATACTTTGTTGGCCTGCCATGTTTATTAACTTCCCAGTGAACTCGAACGCCTTCTGATATGTTCATAATTTCTTCTCATCGTTGTGTAAGTCCCGTATAGTCTACGCTTAGCCGCGACAAAAGTAAAGCTCACCCGCGCTTGCCGCGTATTTATACCAACTTTTTGCGATACCTATTCGCGAAGCCTTTAAATACAGCAAAATAGCCTCACCCGCGCCTAACGCGGTAAATGCGGTTTTACTATTACTTTCAAATGCTTTAGCTCCTACAGGCCGCGTTCTATGCGGACACCTTCCTCTTTGTCTCCACTTTTCCGTGCCTTTACCCCCTACTTGTCCATTAATGTTTTTAAGATATATAACGTAGTATAGTATAAGCGGTATTAAACCCTCATAGTGTGTGGTATAATGCGGCCTAGAGAGGCTAACATATATAAGAGTATTTAGAAACGCCCTCTTAGCGCGATTAGCGCGGGCGCGGCGAACCATCACCAATATACTTTACTTTCACGTTCCCTTACGTATACTAAACTTTCCACTAAACTAAAGGAACGGAAAATGAACTTCTATCAGAAAAAACTAATTGGGATTAACCTATTCATTATTGACAACACTATTCTTTTGCAATTCCCTTTTGTCAAGAAGTCAATCATTATAAAGAAGCGGCGCTTACCGCAACTCCCTTCGCGGCGCACAATACTAGACCACATTACTGGT